CGAATAACCAATCAGGGCGGGAAACCGCCCTAGGAGTTAATTATGGCTAAGAAAAACCAAAAAGACGACGTCACGCAAGACGGGCAAACAGCACTGGAAGAACAGGTGCAAGCCCAAACCGAAAACGGTGCGGGTAATGCCGAAAGTGCGCCAAAAAGTGCGGTCGAAAAACACGATGAATCGGACGACAAAGAAGGGCAAGTGATTGTGCCTATCGGTTATTCGATTAAATTGCGTGAAATCCATCCTCAAGCAACCTATGGTCGTTGCGGTTATCGCTTTAACAAAACCGATGAGGTTTACATCGCAGCAGATGACTTAACGGCGGAACAAACTTTAACGCTTGCGGAAGACCCTTGGTTAGAGCTTGTTCCGGTGTGTGAGGATTAAACCATGTATGCAACGGTAAAAGATTTTGTTTTACGCATTGGCGAGTTTCAGACAATCCAACTGACCGACCGTGACCGCGAAGGCGTGGTGAATGAAAGCGTGCTAACCATTGCGCTCTCTGACAGCACAAGCCAAATCGACGGTTATTTAAGTGCGCGTTATCGCTTGCCGTTGCCGACAATCCCGCAAAATCTCACCCGCATTTGTTGCGATTTAACCCGCTATCGTTTGGCGAGTATGTCAGAAGTGACGATTACTGACGAAATTATCACGCGCTATAAATTGAGCTTAAAAGAGCTTGAGGACTTGGCGGCTGGGAAAATTTCGCTCGGCATTGATATTGAAGACGACCAACAAAGCGATGGCAATGTGGTGATGTTTACTAATCCGAACAATAGGATTTTTGGCCGTGATAACCGAAATTGAAAATGCACTGGTTGACCGCTTGACACGCGGCTTGGGACAACTTGCCAATACCGTAAAAAGCTACGGTGGTGAGCTGGACGATGAAAGCCTTGGTACGGGACGTTTGCCTATGGTGTTGGTGACGTTCGGCGGTGCGCGAATTGAGCCGATGGGCGTGCGCGGCACAGCGTTTCGCACCTCTGCTAAATTTGTGGTCATTGTGGCGGTGCGCTCATTGCGCAGCAACCAAGCTGCACGACAAGGTGGGGTGGATAAACGCGAGGTTGGTGCGAATCAGTTGATTTATGCGGTACGCCGATTGCTGGATACTCAACGCTTGGGCGGATTAGTTAAGCCGTTAAAACCGCTGGCGATTCGGACGTTGTTTAATAATGCGCAGTTTCGCACTGAAAAAGTCACCGCGTATGCCATTGAGTACGAGGCGGCATTTGATGATGTTGCACCGCTAGAAGACGGTTTGTATCCAGAAAAAACACAAGACCCGGCTAACCCTGATTTTGTGTTTACCCATTATGCGGCCGAACTCTCCCCGGCATCGCCAACCCTTGAGCGTGTGGACGGCAAACTGTATGACCCAAACAACAATGCCGAGGTCGGCTTTAGTGTAAAAACAAAGGAAAAAACATGATTGTAAAAGCAGCCAACGGGGTGAAAGTCCCTCTAGAAAATCAGCCGCACGCCTACATCGAGCAGGAGCCGGTTGAAGTAGAAAATACAGTCTATTATCAGCGCAGAATCGCTGATGGTGACTTAATCGAAGTGCAACCAACCCGCAAGCAAAGAGGTGTAGGTAATGACTAACATTGAATTTGATAAAATCCCGAACAGCTTACGTAAGCCGGGTGTTTATACTGAATATAACGCTAAAGGCGCAGTGACAACCTTGCCAACGAATGAGCAAGAAGTGCTAATTGTTGCGCCGATGATTGGTGGAGCAACCGCATTTACCCAACCCGTGCGCGTGTATTCTGACCTTGATGCAGCAGAAGTATTCGGCGCAGGTTCGTGGGCGCATTTGATGACGCGCATGGCTATTACCAACAATTCGCTCATCCGTTTATCTGTGATGGGGTTAGCGGATAGTTCTTCTGGTGTGGCGGCAAGTGGTAGTTTAACTTTAACCGGTACTGCAGCAAGCCAAGGTGTCATGACAGTAACCATTGCCGGTATTGATTACAAAGTAGCGGTGGCAACGGGCGAAAAATCCGATGCGGTGGCAGCGCGATTGAATGCAATCATTAATGGTGCGACAGATTGCCCAGCAACATCAGCTGTAAATGAGAGCACGATTACGTTAACCGCAAAATGCAAAGGTGAAATTGGCAATGAAATCAATTTGACCGCAACCAATACGGCTAAAGATATGACTATTAATGCGACAGCATTTGCCAACGGTGCAGAAAATGCGGATTTAGCCCCTGCATTAGCAAGTGTTGCCGGTACGCATTATCACATCATTATTTCGCCATTTGCGGACGACAAAAACGCCAAGGCCTTGCGCGAACACTTGGAATCTGTGTCTGCTCCGCTTGAGAAAAAACCTGCTATCGGTGTGTTGGCGTGGCGTGGCAGTATGGCAACCGGTACAACCTACACCGAAAAAATCAACAGCGAGCGTATCACTTGCGGTTGGTACAAAGGCGCGATTGAATCTCATGCCTTGATTGCTGCCGGGTATGGCGCAGTGATTTCAGGCGAAGAAGACCCGGCACGTCCGTTAAATACCCTTGAAATTAAAGGCTTAACCGAAGTTGACCCGACACAAACCCCGTTATTGACTGAAGCGAATCAAGCGTTATATCACGGTTTAACCCCGATTACCGTTGTAAATCATCGTGTCCGCATTATGCGTGCAATCACGACTTACACCAAATCGGCAACCAATACGGATGACCCGAGCTACTTGGATTTAACCACCGTCCGCACGCTGGACTATACGCGCAAAGCGATTGAACAGCGTATTGAATTACGTTTCCCTCGCGCCAAATTGTCTGCACGCACACCGGACAAAGTGCGGTCAGAAATCCTAGATGTTTTATTGCGTCTGGAAAATGAGGAAATCTTGGAAAACGTGGCGCAGCATAAAGCGAAATTGTTGGTACAACGCAACGGTGTTGACCCGAACCGCTTGGATTGTGTAATCCCTACCGATGTGGTGAACGGATTACATATTGTCGCTAACCGTGTTGATTTGATTTTATAGGAGGCATAAATGGCCCAAGAATTTGCCAGTTTAGGCATTGTCGAAGTGGACGGTCAAGAGATTGACTTAACCAAGTTAGATGTGCGTGTTACCACCGGTCGCAAGCCGGTGAAAACCATCAACCGCAAAGGACGTGTGAAAGGCTTTGCCAAAGGCATTGCCGAATATGCGTTGTCACTCACTGTTGTGGTGCCGTTAAATGCGGCAGAGCCTGATTGGGATAACGTGACAGATGCTAAAATTACCGTGGAAGAAGAAAACGGTAAACGAATCTCATACACCGGCTGTTTTACCACCCAAACAGGCACAAGCTATACCGTAGATAGCGAAGAAGTGCGCGATTTGCAAATGGTCGCGTTAGACAAGGTTGAAGAATAATGAAAATCCGTTTGAAACTTGGCGTGCTGTATAACGGCACGCTACATCATGACGTGTTAGTCAAAATTTTGACCGTGGGTGGCGAATGCCAAGCGTTGGAAGTTATCAGTGACCTTGGGTTAAGCGAAAAAGAAACGTTAAACACATCGGAACAAATGCTGGTTGACTTAGCGTATCTGGCACAGCAAGTAGAGTTTGATGGTATTCCGCGTGAGGCGGTGACTCCAGCATTCTTGCTGGATAACCTTGCCACTGATGATTATGTGTTGATTAACTATGCAATTAATCAATTGCGAAAAAAGCGCACGGGCGTTTCGGAAAACCAAGAGACAGCAAGCGAAACGTAAAACGGCGCAATGTCAGCGAGGTTTGGCAGGCGTATGAAAACTACCGCTCGGCAACGATTTTACTGGGTAAGTTTGGATTTACTGCGCAAGCCGTCTGGGAGATGTGTCATGCCGAGATTAGCGCATGGATTAACAGCTATTTAGCGAGTCAAGGCGCGAAAACCCAACATAATACCGACGAATCTACGACGTCCTATACATTTAAGCGTCGTAAAAATAAGGGGGGGGAATGCCCCCTTTTTTTTTTTTTTAATAAAATTTATAAAAAGTTTTAAA